ATTTCAGGTATGATGTCAAGCGCAGATTTAATGCCTATGGAAGTTCCACGTGAAACTCCTGACATGGGCGAGGGAATGGTATGAAACCGGCTGATTTTGTAGGCATGTTGTTCCTAGCGCGGGATGTGACCCATTCCGTGCATCTGAACACCCGTAGTTACGCCAAACACAAGGCGTTGGGTAAGTTTTATACCGGCGTAGTTGATCTTGCCGATGCGTTTGCGGAGGCTTATCAAGGTCGTCACGGCCTGATCGGGCCGATCACGCTAATGTCGGCTAAGAAGACCAGCAACGTTGTCGAGTTTCTGCAAGACCAGTTGGCTGAAATTGAAGCCAATCGGTATAAGTTCTGCGACAAGGAAGAAACGTCGATTCAGAACATTATTGACGAGATTGTCGCGCTGTATCTTTCTACTCTGTACAAGTTACGTTTCTTGGCTTGAGGTATAGACAATGCAATTACTTAACCCACTTGATGACAGTCTGTTCCCGGCCAAGACTGCCTCCTACACGGGTACTGCCGGGTCTACGGGTACGTGGGATGCGGGCGTAGAAGCCCTGTTGGTGTGGACTACGACTGCCGCGTATATTGCGATTGGTAATGGCGTTACGGCGACTACCAGCAGCACCCCGATCCCGGCAAACGTCCCTGTGCCGTTCGCTGTACCGAAGGGTACTGGCGGCCCGTGGCGCGTATCGGCTATCCAGGTTGCTTCGGGTGGCAACGTGTACGCCAAGCCTATTAGCGGCACCTAATGACAGTTTTTTACGGCATATCCCCTGCAAACGGCATAGCCATCGGGCTAGGGTCGATTATTGCGTTAGGGATTCCGCCAGCGGGAGCCGCACCACCTGCGGCTAGTTATCTTTTATTGGAAGACGACTCGTTCGTGCTGCTCGAAGACGACAGCAAAATAGAATTGGAGTAAATCATGGCTGATACCAAGATAAGCGCACTGGCTTCAGGCGCACCGGCACAACCGGGTGATGAGTTAGTGATCGCTCGCGGTGGGGCTAACTTCAAACTCACCAATACTAATTTGCTGACGCTGACGACCAGCACGGCAAATACCTGGAGCGCGGCTCAGACGTTCTCGGTTGCAGGCAGTTTTACTGCCGCCCAGACGTTCCGTGCTGCCAATGCGATTCGCTCTGAGGCTGCCTCGACGCAGGACGCGGTGGTTATCGCTGGTCGCGCAGGCGGTACGAGTTCGTATGCCGTCACGCTGACCCCGACTACGCTGACGGCTAACCGAACGGTAACGATCCCTGACGAGACGATGACGGTCGGATTCCGCAACGTTCCGCAGTCTGGATCGGCCAAAACGACCTCTTACAGCCTCGCCGTTGGCGATGTGGGTAAGTTCATCGAGGTCGGTGCGTCGGGTTCCATCACCATTCCTGATGCAACGTTTGCCGCTGGCGATGTGGTGTCGATCTTCAACAACACATCCGGCAACATCACAATTACCTGCACGATTACGACGGCGTATATCGCTGGTACGGATGCGGATAAGGCGACGGTGACTTTGGCAACGCGAGGTGTGGCGACGATACTGTTCCTCTCTGGTACGGTCTGCGTTATCAACGGCAACGTGAGTTAAGCCATGAGCGGCATTATGAGTTTGCTGCTCGCCGCCAAGGTTGCAGGCGGCGGAGCATTTACCGAATACAAAATCTTCACCGCATCCGGTAACTGGACTGCGCCGACTGGCGTGACGCAAGTGGAATACCTTGTCGTCGCGGGTGGTGGTGGTGGTGGGTATACCTTTGGCGGCGGTGGCGGAGCCGGTGGGTTTCGCACAGGTACTGGTTTTGCTGTAACTGCCGGAACTTCTTACACCATCACAGTCGGTGCTGGTGGTAATGGAGCAACAACTCAGGCACGCGCATCATCTGGCAACAATTCTGTATTTAGCACTATTACCTCTGCCGGTGGTGGTGGTGGCGGGTCTTACAACAGCCCATCATCAAGCACAGTTATAGACGGTGGAAGCGGCGGCTCAGGTGGCGGCGGTAGCGCTGGTAGTTCTCCAAATGCTAGTGGAGCCGCAGGAGCAGGAAATACTCCAAGTACCTCTCCATCTCAAGGAAATAACGGCGGAGCCGGACAATTAGGCACCGGAGGAAATTGGGGTTTAGGAGCAGGCGGTGGTGGCGCTTCTGCTACAGGAACCACTGCTACGCTAACTAACGCTGGTGGTGGCGGCAACGGAACGGCATCGACCATTTCTGGATCGTCCACTACTTATGCAGGCGGCGGTGGGGGTGGTGCGGATAGTCGCGCTCCTTCAACAACGGGAGGCGCTGGCGGCACGGGCGGTGGTGGTGCCGGTGGTAACGGAAGTAACCCTAGCGCGGCGGTTGCAGGCACGGCTAACACCGGTGGCGGCGGTGGTGGCGGTGCATACGTTGCTCCAACATTTTTTGCTGGTTCCGCAGGCGGCTCCGGCATCGTCATCCTCAAGTACACCGTACCCGTACAGTCTGTCGTAGCCACGTTCACCTCTACCGGCACATGGACTGCCCCGAGCGGCGTCAGCGAGGTTGAGTATCTCGTTGTTGCGGGTGGTGCGGGTGGCGGTGGATTTGGTGGCGGTGGCGCAGGTGGTTTCCGCACCGGCACGGGCTTATCCGTAACGGCAGGAACCAACTACACCGTAACTGTAGGCGGCGGTGGAACTGCGTCCGGGGCGGGGTCGTCAAAAGGTGGTACAGGAAATGATTCTGTATTTAGCACCATTACCTCAACCGGCGGTGGCGGCGGCGGCGCTTTTGATAATACGAACTTAAACGGAAATAACGGCGGCTCTGGCGGCGGCGGCGGCACTCGGTCTACCTCTCCATTTACTGCCGGAAGCGGTGGTTCTGGCAATACTCCTTCTACATCCCCCGCACAAGGATCAAATGGCGGCACGGGCGATGCCTCTAATTCAGGAAGCAGCGGTGGTGGTGGTGGTGGTGCCTCTGCTGTTGGCGGAAACGGCGCATTAAATACTGGCGGTAATGGCGGAAATGGCACTGCATCTAGTGTTTCTGGTGCCAGTGTTACTTACGCAGGCGCTGGTGGCGGTGGCGGTGGCACAACTAGAGGTACTGGCGGTTCTGGCGGTGGCGGTCAAGGCGGCGTTGCTCCGAGTGGTTCTGGCGTTGCAGCAGGAACTGCAAATACCGGCGGTGGTGGTGGCGGTGGATATAACTCGGCAGCAGGAGCAGGCGGCTCCGGTATCGTCCTGATCAAATACAACATCGGCTCTGCCTCAATCTTCACCTTCAAGTCCACGCAGAACTGGACTGCCCCTGCTGGTGCGGTCAGCGTTGACTACCTCGTTGTAGCGGGGGGTGGTGGGGGTGGGTCAGGGTCGGGTGCAGGCGGCGGTGCGGGTGGTTTTCGTACCGGCACGGCTTTGAGCATTACTGCAGGCACCGAGTACACCATTACCGTTGGCGGCGGTGGCTCTGGCGGCGCGGCTGGCGGCATCAATAACGGCACAGCAGGGTCAAACTCCGTATTTAGCACCATCACTTCTAATGGCGGTGGATACGGCGCATCCGCAGGATCAAATGTGGCCGGAGGTTCTGGCGGTTCTGGTGGTGGCGGCTCCATTGGCGGCGCTGGCGGCGCAGGAAACACCCCTTCAACATCGCCCTCGCAGGGCAGCGCGGGCGGGTCTGGTTCGGCTGCCGCGCCTTATTACGGCGCTGGCGGTGGCGGTGGAGCGTCTGCGGTTGGCGCAAACGGCAGCGGATCAGCGGCTGGTGCTGGAGGTAACGGAACTGCATCGTCAATTTCTGGTTCATCCGTAACGTATGCAGGCGGCGGTGGCGGCGGTTCGGAAGCATCTGGCCCCGCTGGCGCTGGCGGCACAGGTGGCGGTGGCGCTGGTTCAACAACTGCTACGGCAACCGCTGGCACAGCCAATACCGGCGGGGGTGGCGGTGGCGGTGGATTTGGGCCGTCAACTGAACGTGCAGCAGGTGGCGGCGGCGGCTCTGGCATCGTAATTCTCAAGGTCAACTTCACATGAAAACCTATCAACTCATGGGCATAGATACCGCGATGCACTTGCTGCGTCCCGGTGCCAAGTGGGAAATCAGCAACCGCGAAATCACGCGATGGGAAGACCCGCGCCCAAAACCCTCGTGGGACGAGATCATGTTCACGGTGGAGAAGATCAAGGAACTTGAGGACGCGGTGCCGACGATCCTGTTGCCCGAGCAGCAAAAGGCGTTTGACGATTACGTCAGCCAAATTGAACAGGCGGTGGCGTGATTACCTACAACCTTTTCCCGACGGCTGTAGCCAAGTTTGAACTTGGCCGCGACTACACCGCTGACGAACTAGCGTTTGTAGACGAGCAGCCGACGCACAGCAACATGGGTAACACCACAAGCGATGACCGCTATGTGCTGCGCCACGACACGATGGCAAGCCTCAAGGCGTTTGCTGAAGCGAGCGTCAACGAGTATCTACGCAGTATCTACGCACCGAAACACGACGTATCGCTGCGCCTGACGCAATCGTGGCTGAACTACACCAAGTCGGGTCAGTACCACCACAAACACGCGCATCCCAATTCGTTCGTGTCCGGTGTGCTGTATCTGAAGGCTGCCAAAGAGCGGGATAAGATTTACTTCTACAAAGACGGGTATCAGCAAGTCAAACTGCCGACCGACAACTACAACGTGTACAACAGCGACTCGTGGTGGTTTGAGGTAGGCGCAGGCGATCTGATGCTGTTTCCGTCTAGCCTTACGCACATGGTTGAAACCGTGCAGGGCGAGGATCGCGTATCTTTGGCGTTTAACACTTTTCCGGTCGGCTACGTTGGTGACGAAAGCAGCCTGACCGCGTTGCATCTGAAGGAGTAAGACATGGCTCATTTTGCTGAACTTGATTCAAACGGCGTTGTGCAGCGCGTCATCGTGGTTGCCAATAAGGACACCGCTGACGCCAACGGCAACGAAATGGAAAGCATCGGCGTGGCGTTCTGCCAGAAGTTGCTCGGCGGTAACTGGAAGCAAACTAGTTACAACGGCAACATCCGCAAGCACTACGCTGGTGTCGGCTACAAGTACGATGCCGCGCTGGATGCGTTCATCCCGCCGCAGCCGTACCCGTCGTGGACGCTCGATGCCGATTGCAACTGGCAGGCTCCGGTGCCGATGCCGTCTGACGCTGGCACGGGCGAACCGCCCAAGATGTACTCATGGGACGAGGCTGCCGGTAATTGGGTTGTAGTCGCCAAGGAGTAAGTCATGGCTGAATGGAAAGTCAGAAGCCTGACCGCCTATCCGCACCTCGATGGCAAAGACAACGTGGTGTATTTGGTGCATTGGGAACTCGGCTTGCTTGATGCCGTAACGGAACTGCTGTTGCCTACTGGCAACTTTATTCCGTTTGACGGACTAACCGAAGACGTTGTGCTGGGTTGGGTGTGGGCTAGAATTTCCAAGACGGATATGGAAGCCCGCGCTGCCAAGGCAGAAGAAGATGCCAAGCACCCGCAGCCGGAGCCAGTTCCCGTCGCTTTGCCGTGGGTAACGGAGTAAGACATGACTACGATTAAGATTTCACAACTGACGAATTCGTCGATCCCGCTTTCTGGCGCTGAACTTGCGCCGATTGTGCAGGGCGGCGTAACCAAGAAGACGCCGGTATCGGCTATTGCGCCTGTTGTCAGCGTGAAGTCTTATGGCGCGGTTGGCGATGGATCAGCCGATGACACCGCTGCTATCCAGGCTGCGATCACGGCTAACAAGTCGGTGTTCTTCCCTGCTGGCACCTACAAGATCACTTCGCCGATTATCTTGTCGCAAAACAACTTTGAAATTTCTGGCGTCAAGGGCAAGTCCATCATCATGGGATCGGGCGGCACGATCCAAGGCTACTTCCAAGTTGCCACCGCTTTTACCGCTGAAAACGGCATTATCCAAAACCTGACGTTTGATTCGGATAACGCTGCTGCTACTCGATGGGCTATCTACTCGCCCTCTGGCGTGTACCTGTCGCACCTGTTAATTGCGGACTGCGACTTTTACGGTCGCCTTGCCGCTGGAATTAAGGGCGTGTTGATTGGATCGCACGTCTACCGCTGCACGTTTGGCGTGTTTGGCTCTGGCTCTGGCAATGCCATGAAGGCCATTGAGTCTATCGGCACTGCGCCGGTCAATCTAACCAACATCAACGTCATCGAGCAGTGCTGGGTTAAGAATTGCGGCGCTCCGCAGTCCAACATTGAGTTCCAAACCGGCTACGAGTTGGTATTCCGTGACTGCATCATCGAGTTTGTTACGCCGACCCTGACGCCGATCCTGCTCTCTGGCATCTTGTTCCCGCGCTTTGAAGGCTGCTGGTTCGAAGACGCGCAAGGCACGACGGACACTGGCAAGGCTGTTATCTGGACGCGCAGCGATTCCAACGGCATTTTTGCCGAAGTTCTGACGGTCGATAACTGCCTTTTCCACACGTACTCGCGCATCCCTGACGGCCTGATTAACTTCTCCGACAGCCCGCGCAAAGTCTGTAACTTCTCCAAGAACGTCATGGTGTCGTTGCAGTCGCCTGTGATTGTCGGCGGCAACTCGGTGGCTAACTTTGTAAGCAGTTACGGCAACTACGCCACGGTTGGCGCAGGCGGCGACGCTACCGGTTTGCAATATGACTCTCCGGCTAAATTCGACCTTGGCGTGGCGACTCCGGCGATTACGTTCCCGGCTACGCAAATTCCGAACAACCTGCCAAACGTCCTTGATGACTACGAAGAAGGCTCGCTGACGCCGACCGACCAGTCTGGCGCAGGGCTGACGTTTACGTCGGCTTTGGGGCGTTACACAAAGGTTGGCCGCTTGGTGACGTTCTCAATGACGGTGGCGTATCCCGTTACGGCAAACGCAAGCGCCGCGATTATTTCGCGCCCGCCGTTTATTAACGCTGAAGAGTCGCCCGTAACGCTGATGACGGACGTTGGATCGGCGTTGCAAGGCTACGTTATCTCAACCGGCATTAACTTGTTCCCGGTTGGCTCGTTTACGCCCACCACCAACGCCACGCTGTCCGGCAAAGTGCTGTACATCAGTGGCGTTTACATGACCACTTCATAATTGTTGCGCGAACACAACTTGTAAGTTAAAGTTTAACCGTACTGGTGCGTTTCACCAGGTTTCCGTAAGGAAGGTTATGTCGGACGAAAATGTAGTCCCTGAAGTCGTAGCGGAGGTTTCCGCGCCGGAACCGGTGGTCACGGCTACCCCGGAACCCGAAGTCGTTGCAGAAACGCAACAGCCGGAGGAAAAGCCAGCCAAATCGTTCTCTCAAGAAGAGTTGGACGCGATGGTCGGCAAGAGGCTTGCACGGGAACGTCGCAAGTGGGAAAGGGAGCAGGCGCTAAAGGCCACGCCGTCACAGGCTGAAGCCGCTGCCCTGCCAAGCAGAGACGAGGACCCGGACGCATACGCAGAGGCTTTGGCCGAGCGTAAGGCTACCGAACTCCTCGCCCGACGTGAGGCAGAGCGGGAGCAAATGGCTCTTCTAGAGGCTTATCACGACCGCGAAGAAGCAGCGCGTGACCGTTACGATGACTTTGAACAAGTCGCGTACAACAACGCTCTGCCCATTACGACCGTGATGGCTCAGACGATTCAGGCTTCGGAATTAGGACCCGATATTGCATATCACTTGGGTTCTAACCCCCGCGAGGCTGAACGTATTTCCCGCCTGTCGCCGTACTTGCAGGCAAAGGAGATCGGGAAGATTGAGGCCAAGTTGGCCGACAGTCCCGCCCCGGTCAAAAAGACAACCAGTGCGCCCCCGCCGATTAAGCCTGTCACGGCTAAAGGCGCTGGCACTCCGGTCTACGACACGACAGACCCACGGTCAATTTCGGCCATGAGCGCGTCAGAGTGGATCGAGCGCGAGCGTCAGCGACAGATTAAACAGTGGGAAGCGCGTCGTAACCGCTAACTTCTTTTAGAGGACATTTAAAGTGGCTAATACACTTCTTACTATCGACATGATCACGCGGAAAGCGTTGGAGATTCTTGAAAACAATCTCGTACTGACCCGCAATGTGAACCGCCAGTACGACGATTCGTATGCCGTCGAAGGCGCCAAGATCGGCACCACGCTGCGTATCCGTCTGCCGGACCGCGCTCTCGTGACCGACGGTGCTGCCCTTCAGGTGCAGGACGACAACGAGCAGTTCACCACGTTGACCGTTGCTTCGCAGAAGCACATCGGCGTGAACTTTACGACTGCCGAAATGACCATGCAGTTGGACGACTTTGCCGAGCGCGTGCTGAAGCCGCGTATCAGCCAGTTGGCCGCCAGCATCGACGCCGACGTTGCTAACTCGTTCCTGAACATGTATCAGGCGGTTGGCACCCCCGGCACGACCCCAAGCAGCACCGCTGTTCTTCTTGCTGCCCAGCAGAAGTTGAACGAGTCGGCTGCCGTGATGTCGCCCCGTTATGTCACCGTGAACCCGGCTGCGAACGCCGCGCTCATCGAGGGCATGAAGGGGTTGTTTAACCCGGTCAGCACGATCTCGTCGCAGTTCAAGAACGGCATGTTTGGCGAAGGCATCCTTGGGTTTGAAGAACTCAACATGTCGCAGTCGATCAAGCAGTTCACGACTGGCAGCCGCTCGGGCGCTCACACGGTCACGACCACTGTGACGGCCCAGGGTACTGCGGCTATTGCCATCACTGGCACCGGCACGCAGACCATCAAGAAGGGCGACGTGTTCACGATTGCGAACGTCTACGCGGTGAACCCGCAGACCCGCGAATCGACTGGCTCGCTCCAGCAGTTCGTCTGCACGAAGGACGTTGCGGCGACCGGCGGTGCGTATGCCTCGGTTGAGATCAGCCCGGCGATCTACACCTCGTCGAACGCTCTTGCAACCGTTGACTCGTTCCCGCAATCTGGCGCTGCTATCACCTTCTTGGGTGGTGCTTCGACCCAGTATCCGCAGAACCTCGTGTACCACAAGGACGCGATTGCGTTTGCCACGGCTGACCTCCTGCTTCCGCAGGGCGTTGACATGGCTTCGCGTCAGGTCCACAACGGTGTGTCCATGCGCGTTGTCCGTCAGTACGACATCAACAACGACCGTATGCCGTGCCGTATCGACGTGCTGTATGGCTACTCGGTGATTCGCCCGCAGATGGGCGTGCGTCTCTGGGGCTAACCCTTAACTTAATTCACGGAGTAATTCAAAATGGCACTTCCTAATGGCGCTGGTGGTTATCAGGTTACAGACGGCAACGTCGGCGAACCGATCCTGTTTGTACAGGGCGCTCCGACGGCTCTGACTGCGGCTGCTACGGCAACTGCTGCTCAGTTGGCTAATGGCCTGTTCACCTTCAATGGCACGGCTGGCGACTTGACGCTGCCGACGGTTGCTGACCTTGAAGTCTACGTTTCATCTGCCTCAAAGGTAGACGCTGCGTTTGACTTCTTTGTCATCAACATCGACGCGGGTACGGATGACGTAACCGTGGCGATTGGCACGGGCTGGACGCTGGTTGGCGCTGGTCAGGTTGATAACGGTACTTCGGGTCACTTCCGCGCTCGCAAAACGGGCGACGGTACGTGGACCTGCTACCGCATTTCGTAATGGCAACGCCCCCGGCAGAGCGATCTGTCGGGGGTATTACCTAAAGGGGTATTTCTATGCCTAATACACAGGCGATTGGCGTTGCCTTTTCGGACCAAGCGATTATCAACGGAAGCCTTGATTCCGCGACCCTTGTTAACTCTAACGTGCGTAGCGGTTTTACCGGCGCACAACAGGGTGCGACGATTGCGGTAGCCACGGGTAACAATGACGTTTATGTCGTTGCCCCTGCTGCCGGAACGTTGAACGCGGCGTGGTTTTCAGGCGTTGATGCGCTGACGGCGAGCGACAGCAACTACATTACGTTCTCAATTACCAACCTTGCAACGACCGGCTCCGGCACGACGGCAATGCTCGCGGCAACTGACGCGAACACGACCAAGGCCACGGGCGGCACTGGGCTTTCAGCAAACGCACGTCGAGTGCTGACGCTAAACGGCACGGCAGCGAATCTCGTTGTGGCGGCGGGCGACCGTCTCCGCATCCGAGCCGCTGTTACGGGTACGCTGGCGAACACCGTCACGTTCCCCGTTTATAGCCTGCAATTCACTGTTGCCTAATATGCCGAATATCTACCTTCGTCATCACAAGCACGGCGAGAAAGTAGCAATCTCGGTGCTGGAAGCGCGGGAAGATATGGAGCATGGGTGGGAGGAGTTTGACCCCTCTGACCCGGATGATTCAGAATCCCCGGTGTCGGCAAACTTGTCGGCATCGGGGACTTCTGATAACGCATTAAGGGCGCGACGACGACGCCGGGAGTAATACATGGCAACCACCGCTGCTGACCAGATCAACGGTGCGCTGCGTCTGATCGGGCAATTAGCAGAAGGTGAAGTGCCTTCGGCAGCCACGTCTCAAGACGCCCTCGCTGCTCTAAACCAGATGCTTGACTCTTGGAGTACGGAGCGTCTGGCGGTCTTCTCGACTCAAGATCAAGTCTACAACTGGTTGCCTACCGTCCGTAACATTACGATGGGACCGACCGGCACGTTTGTGGCCGAGCGTCCGATTCTAATGGACGACGCTACCTACTTCCGTGACCCATCGACCAACGTGTCGTATGGCATCAAACTGATCAACAACGAGCAGTACAACAATATTGCCGTTAAAACAGTGACCTCGACTTATCCACAGTTGATGTGGGTCAATATGACCTACCCGGACGTGGAGATTTACATTTACCCAGTACCGACCAAGATACTGGAGTTCCACTTTGTGTCGGTGCGTCCGCTGGCTCAACCGGCCACGTTGGACACCACCCTTGCGTTTCCGCCTGGATACCTGCGTGCGTTCCGCTTTTGCTTGGCCTGTGAACTTGCAGCCGAGTTCGGTGTTGAGCCGTCTCCGCAAGTGCAACGCATTGCAATGACCAGCAAGCGCGATCTGAAGCGCATCAACAACCCGGATGACTTGATGGCAATGCCAGCGGCGCTCATCGTCAATCGTCCGCGCTTTAACATCTTCACGGGCAACTTCTAATGAAGACGCCGATCCTCGGGTCGTCGTACGTCATCCGGTCGGTCAATGCTGCCGACAACCGGATGGTGAACCTTTATCCAGAGGTAGTGCCAGAAGGCGGCAAAGAACCCGCTTATCTGCAACGCTGCCCCGGTTTAACTTTAAAAACAGACCTAGGCGAAGGCCCGATTAGAGGGCTGTGGTCGTTAGGCAATTACCTGTACGTCGTTTCTGGTGATAAGTTTTATCGCCTTGACTCTAGTTTTGAAACCGAAGGGTTTTTGTTACTAGAAGATGGGTTTGAAATTTTGTTAGAAGATGACGGCGGTATTCTTCTTGAAGATGCTGGCGTCAATTACATTGGCGAAGTTTCTGGCACTGGCCCCGTGTCAATGACAGACAACGGCACGCAAATCTTTATTGCCGCCAATCCTGACGGATATATTTACAACTCAGTAACCGAAGTATTTGCCCAGATTACTGACCCGGATTTTCCCGGCGCGGTTACTGTGGGCTACCTTGACGGTTACTTTGTGTTCAACGAACCGAACTCGCAAAGAGTGTGGGTGACACAACTGCTTGATGGTTTGTCTATTGACCCCTTGGATTTTGCGAGCGCGGAGGGTTCACCAGACGGGTTAGTTTCCCTCATCATTGACCATCGAGAAGCGTGGCTGTTCGGCACAAACTCGGTGGAGGTCTGGTACAACTCGGGCGACCCTGACTTCCCCCTCACCCGCATCCAAGGCGCTTACAACGAGATCGGTTGTATTGCCCCCTACTCGGTAGCCAAGATGGATAACTCTGTCTTTTGGCTAGGCGCAGACGCTCGCGGTCAGGGCATCGTCTATCGGGCCAATGGCTACCAAGGCGTGCGTGTATCTACCCATGCCGTTGAGTTTGCCATTCAAGGCTATAGCAATTTGGCTGATGCTGTGGGCTACACCTACCAGCAAGACGGCCATACGTTTTATGTGCTGAACTTTACGGATGCCGATACGACTTGGGTGTTTGACGCCGCTACGGGCGCATGGCACGAACGCGCAGGGTTCCGTAACGGTGACTTCAAGCGTCATCGCGCAAACAACCACGCTCGCTTTAACGGCGTGCCGATTGTGGGTGATTACCAGAACGGTAAGTTGTACGAGTTTGACTTAGACGTATACGCCGATGACGGGCAAACACAGAAGTGGCTGCGCCGCTGGCGCGCGTTGCCGACTGGCGCTAATGACCTGAAGCGTACCGCGCACCATTCGCTCCAGATTGACTGCGAGACGGGCGTTGGCTTGTCTGGATATGCCTTTACCGACACGCAGTACCTTGGTACTGAGTTGCTGCAAATCCTGCAAACGGAAGCCGGTCAAGACATTATTCTGGACGTTAACGCAACGACTGGCGCTGACCCGCAGTTGATGCTGCGTTGGTCGGATGACGGTGGTCATACGTGGAACGGAGAACGGCAGACTTCTATGGGTCGCGTCGGGCAATACGGCACTCGCGCCATATTCCGCCGTCTTGGCATGACGCTAAAACTGCGTGACCGTGTGTACGAGGTTAGCGGCACCGATCCGGTCAAGGTCGCCATCATGGGCGCCGAACTACAGATTAGTCCGACGGCATCGTAATGGCACAGAACATCACGCAAATCCCTGCCCCGCGTGTTCCGTTCCTTGATGAACGGACGGGCTTGGTTTCGCGTGAATGGTTCCGCTTTCTTAACAATCAGTACCAACTGACAGGTGGCGGCACTACGTCTACCTCTATTGCCGACCTTGAGATTACGCCATCGCTGTCGTCTAACACCGAAGATGAAATAGCGGTTCTGCAACAAGAGATTGAGGACATTCAAAAGCAACCTCCGCTTGCCGAGGTTGTAGCCGCCAAAGTCTTTACTGTTAACTACGGCTCGTTTTATTCGACGCAAACGCAAGTTGCCGCCGCAATAAATACCGCTTACGCGATGACGTTTAACAGCACGTCAAGCCAGTACGGCGTTTATGTTGATCCGGCAAATAACACTCACATTAAGGTAGGCAGGCCCGCTATCTACAACATGCAGTTTTCCATTCAGTTGGATAAAACCTCTGGTGGCGTGGCGCTTTTCTACGTGTGGCCGAGAGTTAACGGCGTTGATATTCCAGATTCGGCATCTCAAGTCCGTATTCAAGGCAACAACGGCGAAGTATTTGTCGCCGCAAATATATTTGTCCCCATGTCAAACGGCGATTATTTGCAGTTAATGTGGGCAACCGACAGCACTACCGTGCAACTTTTGGCCGAGCCAGCCACTGCTCCCCATCCTGGCATCCCCTCGGTCATTCTTACTATGACGCAGGTGAATATATGACCGTCTATCTTTCCGCCTTTGCTGGCGCCGGAGCGCAGTTCTTTACCGACGACAACTCAGTGCTGTCGGGCGGAAAGATTTACACGTATGCGGCTGGCACAACCACGCCGCAAAACACCTACACGTCGGTTCTTGGCACAACTGCCAATTCCAATCCAATCATTTTGGATTCTGGCGGTCGCTTGCCAGAAGACATGTGGCTATCTGAGGGCATCAAGTATCGGTTTGTTTTAACTGACTCTAATGATGTGCAGATTGGTGAGTACGACGACATTGCTGGCGTCAATGACATTTCGACTGAAACAGTTGCGTGGTCTACCATTACCGGCACCCCGACGACGGTGTCTGGCTATGGAATCACCAACGCCCTGACGACGACGGCTGCTGCGGCCACCTACGCGCCGATTGCTTCGCCCACGTTCACCGGCACGCCGCTGATCCCTGATAACGCCACGGCTAGTGTTAATTACGCCGTAGGTTATCGAGAGGCTCCGCAGAACAGCCAAACGGCTAACTATCAGTTGGTGCTGGCGGATCGCGGCAAGTCCATCCTAATGAACGGCTCGTCGCTGACGCTGACCATTCCGGCTAACTCTGCTGTCGCGTTCCCGGTTGGCACGGTCATCATTATCGTTAACCTCAACGTCTCGGCGCTCTCGATTGGTATTACGACCGACACGCTGACACTGGCTAACAGCACGACAACCGGCACCCGCACCCTTGCGCGTAACGGCTTGGCGACTTGCGTCAAAATTGGCTCAACCTCGTGGCTGATCAGCGGAGCAGGGTTGACCTAATGAGCGGCGCTACCCTAGCAGCGGCGATTGCAGGTACGACCGGAGGAGCCGGTGCGGGCGTTGTTGATTACTCGTCCGGGTCTGGGTCGGTCACGATCCCTGCCAGCGCTACGGGCGTCACCATCGAGGTATGGGGCGCAGGTGGTGGTGGCGGCTACGGCACGGTAACCAACATCTTTGGTGAGTTCGCCTACGAGCCGCAGGAGAACCCTGGTGGCGGCGGAGGCGGTGGTGCCTACTCCAAGACTGTACTCGTTCTAACTGGCCCAGATGCCGGTAAAACGATCCTGTACACTGTCGGCGTGGCTGGCACAGGCGGCTCACTTGGCGATGCGGTAGGCGGTGCTGGCACTCAGTCAGTGGCGTATGCCGGAACGTATGCGCTGCCCGAAATGATCGCAACTGGAGGCTTTGGAGGTTACGGTGGTATCGGTATCTACGGCAGTCAGCAGGGTGCTGGCGGCACGGCCTCTGGCGGCAATACGACCAACACTAACGGCAACGGCGGAGCGGCTTTTACGCAGACAGGTGCGGCTGCAATCGCTGGTGTGGGTAGCCTTACTGGTGGCGCTGGCGGTGACGGTGGCGATCCGGTAGAGGGCGGTGCCGCTGGCCTGTCTGGGTCTAATGGCCGCGTCCGAATGGTCTTTACCTTTTAGGTGACACATGGCAGTTAACGTCAAAGTCCTGATCCCCGCAAAGATTGCGGAGAACACCCAAGTAACTCAATACATTGCCCAGAACGTGTCGGCCATTATCGACAAGTTCACGGCGACTAACTACAGCGCTGCGGCGGCTACCATCTCGATTAACCTCGTGACGCAGTTTGACTCCTCGGGCAACCAGAACTTGATCATTAAGAACAAGACGCTGTTGCCGAGCGAGACGTACACGTTCCCCGAACTGGTCGGCCACGTCCTGCAACCGGGCGGGTTTATCTCGACGATTGCTGGTACGGCATCGGCTATTAACATCCGTTCGTCGGGGCGAGAAGTCTCGTGACGACTGCCGAATACTGGCTGACGGAGAACTTCAGGGAACTCGGGCTACCGCCTGACGCTGCGGCTTGGCTGCTAGACCTGTGGCACGTTACCCAGACGTTTGACGACGTGGCTGACGGCGACCCGGTAGACCGGGGTGCGCTGGACGACACGGTGTGGCGCTGCCTCGTCAACATGCCTGCAAACAGTTTCTTTATGGCTAATGCTATTCAGTTATTGCCAGCATTGGCTACGGCGATTTGTAAGTGGAAGGCGTCGGATGACGCCGAACGGTCAGGTCGGGCGGACGAGAAGTCGTTTGTCTGGCGTGCCGCCTATTACGACATTGTGTTGTTAACGGTGCTGTTGTGTCTTGGCCGTGAGTCTGCTATGGAAAAAGCAGGTGCGGTAATGGCACTATACGGCGAAGATTTTGCGAAGTATCGCGAGGAATTCCCTCATGCCTGATCCAGTAACAGCCGTCACCGCAGGTTCTACTGTTGTTGGCGGCGCCATAAGTTCTCGTGGCGCTAGAAAAGCCGCGCAAGCGCAGCAACAGGCGGCAGATCAAGCCGCACAAGTTCAGCGCGAAATATTTCAAAAGCAGACCGAACTGCAAGAGCCGTTCCGTCAGGCTGGCATTACTTCGCAGAACGAATTGATGCGACTGCTTGGGATTGGCGGAGATGCTGCCGCTGCCGACTACGGGATGCTGACTCGCGGCTTTGGTGAGCGCGATCTGCAAATGGACCCCGGTTACGGTTTCCGTCTACGTGAAGGCGAAAAAGCCCTTGAGCGTATGCAGTCGGCTCGCGGCAACATGCTGTCGGGTTCCGCTATTAAAGCCGGTCAGCGCTTCGGACAAGACTTGGCTTCGCAAGAGTACATGAACGCTTTTAATCGAGCGCAGGCACAGTTGGGTACGCGCTTGGGAACGCTCGGCAGCCTGTATGGCGCCGGTCAGGCTGCCGCACAGCAGGTCGCTGGTCAGGCCGGACAAATGGGCGTCAACGTCGGCAACTTGATGACACAGGGCGGACAGGCTCGTGCCTCTGGTTATCTTGGTCAGGCTAATGCGTTGAACCAAGCCCTTGGTGGATTGGCTGGCGCTTATGGTCAGTACGCGGGCAGCGGCCTGTCGCGTGGTTCTTTGGATGAAATTCTTCCCGGTGTGACCGTTACGGGTCGTCGGTACTGAGGTGACGTATGGCGGTTATTGGAGCAACTCAATTACAGCCCGTGAACTTTTTGGAGGAATACGCCAAAGGGTTGCAGGTTGGCGCTGGCCGCCGACAACTAGAGCGTCAAGAGATTGATCGCATCAAGGCTGCCGAACAGCAACGCGCTTTAAACGAACTGTACTCCCGCGCACTTGGCCCTACAGGTCAAGTTGATGTAAATCAGTTGTATCGCAATCTTGCCACGCAAGGCATGGGAGGAATGATCCCCGGCTTGCAAGCGCAACAAGCGGAGATTGCTTCAAAAACTGCTGCTGCGGGCAAGTCTTCAGCGGAAGCCGATAAGATTTTTTGGGAAACATCTCGAAACGAGTTGGCTGCAATTCCCGATAACAATCAGGCCGCTTATCAAGCATGGGCTAATCGTATTGTTGCTCGTGCGCCTTGGACGGCGCAAATGCTGCCGCCGATGTTGACCCCTCAGACGAAGCAGCAGTTATTAATGACTGCTGATGCTGCTTTGCCGAAAGGCGAGGTTACGGATGTTGGCGGTGGCACGGCTGTTATTAACCCGTATACCGGGCAGCAGATCGGCACCACAATTAAAGATGTTGTTGACCCAGCGGCTATCGCTCGCGCTGGCGCTGCAAGAACTCAAGTCAACGCATTTATTCCTGCATCCGAAACCGCTCAAACTGAATTCATTAAAGAATTTAGGGACACGTACAAACAACTTAAAACGGCGCCTGTGGACATTGCAAATCTTCGCCGCGCCGCCGTATTGGCACAGTCGGAAGGCCGCAAATACATGGGAACGGGCGGCCAAGCGTTTTTGTCTGCCGCTAAATTCTTAAAGAATCGGCTTGGCGTGGACATAGACGCGAAGGCTCTTGCTGATGCTGAAGAAGCGAGAACGGTGCTGTTCCAAAACGTGTTAGGCAACTTGCGTAAACTGGACGCGCAGCCATCGCAGCAACAGCAGTTTATTATGCAAGAAGCGTTGGGTAATTTGGACACCGATCCTGATGCACTCCCACGCGTTGTGCAGGTGTACGAAGACGTTATTCGCGGACGCGTTGAACAGCACAACCGCGAGTTTGCGGAAATGAAAGCAAACCCAAATCTTGCAAACGCGTTCCCGTATAGCCTTGAAATTAAACTTCCAGAAAAGTTGGCTGCGCCTCCGCCAGAAGTTACTGATACTGGCCCCGGTGGCAGCCCGCTTGGGGAAACCGCCAAGCAGCCGATTAGGGTTAATAGCCCTGAAGAGGCTCGCGCATTAAAGCCTGGAACTAAGTTTATCACTCCTGATGGCCGTGAAAAGGTGCGGTAATGGCGCCTCCAGTAAAACCTCAAGACGATCCATACGCTGAGTTTTCGGACGTTTCAAAGCCTCCGGCTGTTACGGTCACACGTATTGGAAACAGGCAAATTGATCCGTATGCGGAGTTTGTTGATGCGCCTGAAGGCATCCCGCAGCGTCAGCCTAGTGCAGAACGATTTACTGGTTTTAGCCGTGACGTTGGCCCGGCTATGGCAATGCTTACGCCTCAACAAAAGAAAGAGGCATTAAAGACTGGCGTTCAATTAAGCGCCGGTATGGCCGCGCCTGTTGCGCTTGGTCGAACTTTAAAGTTTGCCGCAGACGTAACAGGTCGATTTGCTCCGACAATAACGCAATTCGGCAGGGCTATTGAGTCTGGCGGATTAGCGCCGGGATTAAGTGTTCCGCAAAGAGTCGCTGGCAGCGCCGTCTCAGGCGGGGTTGGCGCAGGCGTTGTTGATCCAGATCAAATAATGACTGGCGCCACGATTGGCGTATTGACTCCTGTTGCCGCACAAGTTACTCGGCCTTTTGTGAAGGTGTTTGGTGCAACCAAGCAGGTTGAGAAAGAATACAAGGCCGCGTACAAGGCGGCGGAAGACGTTGGCGCAACAGTTGCTCCGACGCAATTTAACAACTTGGTATCGCAGATGAAAGATACTGCCGCCAAGTTTCAATTTTTGCCTAACAAGCACAAGAAGGTTGATAACGCTCTTACGACGTTTGGGCAGCAAGCCGATCTTCAACAGCCCGTTTCAATCGAGCGTATTGATAATCTGCGAAGGGATTTGAATAAAGCCCTTAATAGCGGCGACAAAGTTGAGAGAGACATTGCTAAAAATATGCTTGGCGATTTGGATAGATTTGTTCGCCAAACATTTCCAACTCAAGTGTCTGAAAAGATTGAACTGGCAAGAGACTTGTTTACTCGCGCTCAACGCTCTCAAGCGGTTGATAACATCATTGAAAAGGCTAGAGTCGCAAAGGGCAGAGAACCCGCCGAAGTCATCAAGGAAGAGTTCTACAAGATTAGCCAAGGCAAAGGAAAGTACGCCGCACTTAAACGCCAATTTACCGCTGATGAGAAGGCGGTTATTAAAAGCATTGGTAACGGCAGATTGGACATTAACGCCCTTGAAGGCATAGGCGCTATCTTTGCACCACCGCGTGTCATACGCCCCAACATTCGAGAACTTCCGAAAGCGCTGGGGCAAGCCACTACGACGGGTTTGGGAACGGCTCGCATCGGCCCTGAAATGGCAATTCCGATTGCTATCGGCGTTGGCGGAACCGGGTATTTGTCTCGCGCTATGGCTAATAGACTTGCTGCGGCAAGAGCGTCTCAATTCGGCGCTCGTGTTGCTGGTGGCCGCGCACCAAACATTTTAGCGCCTGAGTCATTTGCGCCAATAGTTCCCGCAGCATCACCGTATGGCGTGAACTTTTTGGCTGAACAACAGCGCATAAACGAACTTGGCTTTTAAAAGCGCAAGTTTTTCGGAGTAATGACGTGGACGACATGCAGGTTCTTTTCAACATCGTGTTGGGCGTGGCTGCCTTCCTTGGTGGCTGGACGGTAAATAACCTGACGCGCAGCATCGAGCGACTGGATAAAGACATCCGTAACATGCCGTTGACGTATGTAACGCAGACCACGTACCAGCGCGACATTGACGACATCAAGTCTATGCTCGGCAAAATCTTCGACAAACTAGACGAGAAGATGGACAAATGAGCGATGAGAAGCCCAGTTTCAGTATGGAAAAGGTCGTGGACATGCTGTTCCCGGTCTTGCTTGCTGCTGTGGCTTGGCTGCTGGGCGAGATTACCTCGTTCCAGAACCGCTTGATTGCTATCGAGTCGAAGATTCCGATCCTAATTACCGAAGACGGTGTACCGACCGACAGCCCGTTGAGCGCGGCCAAGCGGCAGGAACTCAAGGACGATCTGATGGAAGACATCCATGACCTGCAAGTGCGGGTCAAGTTGATGGAGGAGCGCAACAAATGATGACGATGGTCAGCACTTTTCTGTCGTTCTTGGCCGGTGGCCTGCCCAAAATTCTGCAAATCTTCCAAGACCGTCAGGACAAGAAGCACGAGTTAGCCCTTGTCGCTGCCCAAAAGGAACGTGAGTTGGCCTTGGCCGAGCGTGGCTTTATCGCCCAGGCTCGCGTCGAAGAGATCAAACTAGAGCAGATTCAGACGCAGACGGCTGGCGAAGAGCGTCAGTCGCTATATAACCACGACGTTGAGATCGGCAAGGGTGCAAGCCAGTGGATGATCAACCTGCGTGCCTCCGTGCGCCCGGTCGTCACCTACATCTTTGTGCTGGAACTGGTCGTCATTAACATGGCTGGCATGTGGTATGCGTGGAACCAAGGCGTACCGTTTGCGATTGCGCTGGAAAACGTCTTCTCTGAAGACGAGATGCTGATCCTGTCATCCATCATTGCCTTCTGGTTTGGCACGCAAGCCTTCGGGAAAAAGTGACAGCGGTATATCACATCAGAAAGCGATCAAGCCTTGCGCTTGATGAAGGGTACGTTGGGATCAGCGTAAACCCTGCTGTTAGATTTTGCCAGCACAAAACTGCGGCAAAGACCCGTAACAGTCATCTGTCAAAAGCCATTAAGAAATATGGCGACGAGATATGTCTTGATGTTATTGCGTCTAATATTGATGAAGATTTAGCAAGGTTTTTAGAAAAAATGCTTCGCCCATTTGAAAATATGGGCTGGAACGCTTGCGTCGGTGGCGGCATCCCGCCAAACCCAAAAGGTAAGGAAAGGTCTGAGGCTTATCGTAAAAACATATCTGTTGCCAAACTTGGCGAAAAAAATCCAATGCATGGCAAAAAGATTGTATTTTCTGAAAAACACAAATTTCGTTTAGCGGCAGCAGCGCAAAACATGCCTGTTTTAATTTGCCCTCATTGTGGCAAACAAGGACGATGTAACGGAATGAAACGATGGCACTTTGACAGGTGCAGGCATGCGAGTTTCTGAAAAAGCAATACGGATGATTTGTCACCACGAGGGCATCAAATTACGCCCTTACCAATGTCCGGCGCTAATCTGGAGCGTCGGAGTCGGCCACGTTATTGACCCTACCCACGCAACAGTAAAGTTCGATGAAAGGCGCAATCTACCGATACCGGCAGGCTGGGATCGCACTCTCACAATGGGAGAAGTTGACGCTCTGCTTGCTGAAGACCTTGGCCGCTTTGAGCGTGGCGTGGCCCGCCTTTGCCCTGGGTCTGTTGGTAATCAAGGACAATTTGACGCCCTAGTCTCGTTCTCCTTTAACGTGGGACTCGGCAATCTTCAGCGCAGTAGCATACGGATGCGCTACAACCGGGGTGACATTGAGGAGGCAGCGGACGCCTTCTTGATGTGGACAAAGGCAGCGGGCAAAGTATTGCCCGGACTGGTCAAGAGGCGCCGGGACGAGATGGCGATGTTTCTTAGCCAGCCGTAATTTAAGCCTCATGGAGCAGGCGTCATGCGTAAAGACGGTATCCCTGCCGCGTTCCAACTAGCCGGTCACACCATCAAAGTCAAAGTAATATCGCCTTCAAAGTGGCGACACGGCAAGAATTGTGTTGGAATGTGGCTTCCAGACAAGTATGAGATTCACATCATAAGTTCTTGTAAAGGCACAAACCGGCAGCAAGTATGGGCGCATGAGGCTATGCACGCCCTCTTTGATGTGGCAGGTCATCCCGACCTGTCGTCAGACGAACAACTCGTAGACCGAACCGGCCACTTGCTGCAACAGATGCTCACAACGATGGAGTAGACGATGCAAGCAAAAGCCACTGACGATCAGATTCTAAAAGCAATACAGGACGCTAACGGGATACGAGCCGTCGCCGCTAACAAACTAGGGCTTAACGAACGAAGCCTGATGATGCGGCTAAAGAAGATGAAAGCGAAGGGATACATTATCCCTGAGTCCACGTACCAGCCCGGTGCGGTCAAGCAAGATGTAGAGAAGGCGGGATTCTCTTTTACCCCGCTGCCTGATGACGACGTTCCCATCGAGGAACTGATTGAGCAGCGCAAGCGCAAGTTCCTGCACAAGCGCGAACACGAAGAAGCCTCCAAACTTATTCCCATCAAGGTCAAACTTGGCGGCGCTATCGGCCTGCTGCACTTCGGCGACCCGCACGTAGACGATGACGGATGCGACATTGAAGCCATCGAGCGCCACACGGCGCTGGTGAACAAGACCGAGGGGTTGTTTGCCTGCAACGTCGGGGATACCACCAATGGGTGGGTAGGCCGTTTAGCAAGGCTTTACGGCGAACAGGCAACATCAGCAGCACAGGCTTGGAAGATTGCAGAATGGTTCGTCGGTCGCTGCGACTGGCTTTACATGATTGCTGGCAATCACGACTTGTGGGCCGGGGCAGGCGATCCTCTCAAATGGATTACGCGACAGCAGGGGGCGCTTTATAAGGCCTCAGAAGCCCGCCTAGCGCTTCGGTTCCCGAACGGCATGGAAGTACGGGTCAATGCTCGCCACGACCACAGCGGCTCGTCTATCTGGAACCCGGCACACGGCCCGATGAAGGCAGCCATCATGGGAACCCGCGACCACATCTACGTGGCAGGGCATAAGCACGAGAGCGCCTATAGCGTCTTGAAGGATGCGATTACGGGAATCACCATGCACGCGGTCAAAGTCGCCTCGTACAAGGTATATGACCGCTACGCCAAGGATCGAGGGTTCAGGGACAACGCCCTGTCACCCTGCGTCCTGACGACGATTAACCCAGACTTGCCGCCTGACCATCCAGATTTGGTGAAAGTGTGGTGGGACCCGCAGGAAGGTGCGGACTATCTGACTTATCTGCGACGGCGCTGAAAATCTCAGCGCGTTCCCGAGCGGCCCGCAAGATGCAGTAGCGTTGGTGCAGCCGCTTGAGGAATGTCGTGCGACGTTGGCCGACGATCTCATCGTCAAGCAGGGCTTTGACCTGCTCTTCGTTCAGCGAGTTCAGTGTTTGGTTAAGTGAGCGCCAGTTGTTCATGGCGCTATTGTAAACGAATTATTTAAGCCGCTGCAAGTACAGGGCTTGTAGGGCGCACACGGTGTCGTCGGCGTCCCTGCCTTCGTACCACTCGCCCCTAGGCTCAAACAGCCCTCTAAAGCGCTTCTGGCCGTCTGAGAGCCGCCCGCCCTTCGCCTTGACCTCTACCCAACATATCCACGCCATGCCGTCGTGCATGGGCTTGATGGCGAGCAGGTCAGGGATGTCGTGACCGGCGCTGGCAAAGTCGATGACCTCGAAATTGGCCTTGCGAAGGGCTTCGACTATATCCGTGTGGTTGTTGTCCCGACGTTTGGCGTAGCGCATCGGCCTATTATGCCGCTTCCGCCCTTGCCTTCAATCTGTTTACGCCAGGTTCGCCCCATAATTCCCTGACCATGCCACGGATGTGCGGGTCGCCGTAGGCTTCCTTCACGTCGGTGAGGCTGCGGAGGATGTCGCCCACGTAGTTCTTAAGCCACGACGTGCGCTCTGCCCGCTGCGACCACTCGCCTACGTTGATCCGAGCGAGGTACGCATCGGCTAACCGAAGTTTATGGTAAGGATTATTCCTTACCGACTCCCAGTACCGGACGTTCGCCTCGGACGCCCACGAGATGTCGCTACTAACGATCTGCTGCTGGATCATTGGGCTTCACCACACATTCAATCTGATACAGCCGCAGGGCAGGAATCTTGTTTTCCTTGAACCAGCGCAGCACGGCCTGACGAGTCACGCCTAACGCCCGAGCGATCTCCGCTTGGGAACCATAAATCTTTAGTAGTTGCTTCGGTGTCATGAGCGCACTGTAACGACTGTTGACACCATAGTCAACATGCGTATACTTAACTCCGGGGATCGGCCCCGCTTACTGGAGACTACGATGGAACAAGACGACTTTCGCATCTTGCAAGAGCAGGAGCGCGACAGACTCATGGAACTGCACTGCCGTGCAGAATACGCAGCCTTCAACGTCATCGAAGGCTTGAACGAACTCAACCGCATCGAAGCCGAAGGCGCTTTTAAACTGCACCAAGCGTTTGCCGAGTGCCTTGCTGCTATCGACGCTGCTTCCGCCAAACTGAGGGAACCACAATGAAAGTCTACGAGAAGATTGCTGCCGTCACCGCCGAACTGTCCAAGATCGGTATCAGCAAGGACAGCAAGAACACATCACAGGGCTACGCTTTCCGTGGCATCGACGCTGTGTACGGTGCGCTCTCGCCTATGCTGTCAAAGCACGGTCTGTGCATCCTGCCTCGCGTCACTGACCGACAGGTTATTGAACGCCAGAACCGCCAAGGCACGGCGTTGTTCTACGTCACGTTGACTGTGGAGTTTGACTTTGTAGCAGCCGAAGACGGCAGCAAGCACACGGTCATCACGGTTGGTGAAGCGATGGACTCTGGCGACAAGGCCAGCAACAAGGCGATGTCTGCGGCTTACAAGTACGCAGCCTTCCAAGCCTTCTGTATCCCGACTGAGGGCGACAACGACGCTGACGCCCACACGCACGAAGTCTCTGCGACTGACCCTGCTGTTGAAGCGTCCGTAGAAGCCGCTACCACTATCGAGGAGTTGAACAACGTATGGAAAAGCCTAAGCGCCGAACAAAGAAAGACGCACTTGCCGATCTTCTCAACCCGCAAGACCCAACTCTCCGGCAAGTAATCGACGACGTATCTGCATACATCGTGCGTTACTCGCTGACGACCACGGAGGCCAGTTTGGAACAGATCATTGAAGAACGGTTAGCCGGTGACTGGAAGAACGGGTTTTTCGACCGCAACAAAACCAAAGACCTTCGCATCCTGCGTGACCACTTGGAGGCGGTACGCATCGTGCGAGGTTGGTACGAGGTTCCGCCATTATGATTACTAAAGATATTGTTGTTAGCGCAATGATTTTTTCGGAGTGCGATGAGCGCATGGGGCTAGACGGCGAAATGTTTTATGAGTTTTCGGAAGAGCAATTAAATACATTTGCCGAGTTTCTTATTGATGAGAAAGATTTAGAGATTGACCGGTTAACTGAGCGGTTTAAGCGTTTAGATCGAAAGTACAAAGAACTTAAGCGCCATTCAAAGCGTTTATCACCGGAAATGTCCAAATGAAGGCATATACCAAACCGTCCCGCTATAACCTTCGTTTGTCTTTCGAGCAGTACCAACTGCTGCTGTACCGCAAGCGCAAAGCGAAAGCCAATAACGAGCGTGTGCGCTACAAAGACCTGATTGAACTGTGGGGCGTGCGTCAGAGCGTGATCGGCACGGCCTTGCAGCGCGGCATCAAGCAGTACGACTACGTGCTGTGGAAGCGGGGGGAACTGCAATGACCCCTTATTACTCGCTGATGTCGGATTGGGAAATCATCGGTCACACGATGGCGATTCCTGATTCGTCGGAACTGTCGCAAGCCTTGGCAGAGAAGTTGAAGCGAGTATTGGAGCAGCGTGATGAGTACCGAGATCAGAACTCAGCGCTGCGAGAAAAGGTAGAGCGCCTGGAGCGCGAGTGCAAAGAACTTAAACGTCTATCTGAAATAGGAGAGGAATGATGAGCGCATTACTTCAACGCATGGTTAAGACGTGGGTTGCTACGTCGAAAAACCCGTGCGAATGGCATTGGTTTGATTTAAGCGGATCAATTCCAACTGATCACGCGGTACACGTTGAGCCAGAATTGTGGCTAACAACATATCGGCCTCCGTTTGATAAGACTGTCTTGGTATATCAGGCGCAGCACAACAAAGTGTCTCACGAAGTCTTGATGACTTTGGAGGGAGATGACCCGGAAGTCGGTATTAAGTTTTCCGTGGTGATTAGATACGGAGAGCATCTTCCGAAGTTATTAACGACAGCGATATATTCAATTCGTGACGGTCAGTTGTTCTTAACTCGCAAAGAAGGCGAGACGCAGCAAGATATTGATAATCGCAACTGGGGTCTGACCTTAATTGCGATGCTGTATCAGCGGCTTGCAAATATGCCCACAAAAGCGTCAATCCCAACCGTTGATAACTTTATTAACAAGAAACGACTAGAGCGGAATAAGCCGCCTATTTATACCTGGCGAACGCTCATTGTCAGTGGAAAGAAAATTGGCAAGGAAGATCACGGCGGCACGCACGCATCGCCGCGATTCCATGAGCGTCGAGGGCATCATCGGCGTTTACCGAACGGGAAAACTGTTTGGGTAAAGTCGTGCAAAGTTGGCGATCCAGCCCGTGGCGCCGTTTTTAAAGATTACAAGGTGGTTTGATATGGAACAGCGATCAGCAGAATGGCACGCCGCCAGACTTGGCAAGGTGACTGCATCAAAGGTGGCTGACGTAGTGGCTCGCACTAAGACGGGTTATGCAGCCAGCCGCGCTAACTATATGGCGCAGTTGGTGTGCGAGCGTCTGACCGGCAAGCCGACCGAGAATTTTTCCAACGCAGCGATGGAGTGGGGCGTCGAGCAGGAAGCCGCAGCCCGCGATGCGTACAGCGCCAAGGTGGGCGAACTCGTCACCGAAGTGGGTTTCATCGACCATCCGAGCATCCCGATGTCTGGCGCGTCACCCGATGGCATCGTCGGCGCAGGGATCGTTGAGATTAAATGCCCGAGTACGGCAACGCACATCGAGTACCTGTTTGAGCGTGAGCCGCCTCAAAAATATTTTTACCAGATGCAATGGCAAATGGCTTGCGAAGGTGCAGATTGGTGCGACTGGGTTTCATACGATCCACGTATGCCCGAGAGCCTACAGTTGCTCGTGGTGCGTATTCCACGCGACCCCGATTGCATTACCTTGTTAGAGAGAGAGGTCAGCGAATTCCTCGCTGAACTAGATGTTAAAGTGGCAAAACTGAAGGAGATGAGCCTGTGAATTTTGATAACACGAACCGTGGCGTTTTGTTTCCGAACGATAAGAAAGGCAATGAGAAGCGCCCCGACTTTACTGGTGACATAAACGTGGGCGGCACGGAGTACCGGCTGTCAGCCTGGAAGAAGGCGAGCAAGCAGGGCAATAACTTTTTGTCCATTAGCGTCCAGTTAAAGGAAGGTCAAAAGATTCCGCCGAAGAACGAAATGCCTGCTGGTACTCTGACTGAGGACAACTGGGCAAAGGCTGATCTGAACGATCCACTGGGGTTCTAAATGATCAGCGACGAGAGAGCAGAAAAGGCGCTGCGGTATCTAGTGGATACCGACGAGCCTTGTGCGCTCGCCAAGGCCGAGATGGAGCGTGCAGAGTATGGCTGGAAGGCCACACGAGAAGCCGTGTTCACTCACGCCGAGGGTACGGTGGCGGAGCGGCAGGCGATTGCCGCGACCCACCACGCCACCAAAGAGGCGCATGATCGCTACTGCGCGGCCATAGCCGTGTACGGCAAGATGGCGAACAAGCGTGAGACGGAGCGCATCGTTCTCGATACTTGGCGAACGATTCAGGCCAACAAGCGGCAGGGATAAAAAAAAGCCCCACCGAAGTGGGGCTAACTCTGTCAGGAGTTAAGGAGAACTAACGATGCCCGATCAGACTACATGGCGGGCGAGGGGTTTGCAATGGACGATTACGATACATTGGCTGAAAACGATATCTCGAACCTTTTGCCCGCAGAGTGGTTCAAGCGCTTTGTGTACGTGGCCGAGGGCGATTACTTTTTTGACGTGGTGACTCGCCAGGAATACACGCGGTATTCCTTTAATGCGATATATCGAGGGCATCCCTGCTATTCGATCCATAACAAGTCGCGCAGGGTAGAAGCGGCCACGTTTTTCGATGAAAACCGCACCGCTATGGGTAGTCACTTGCTGACCGGGCTAACCTATGCGGCAGGCGAGTCTATGCTGGTTCGTAAAGGCACAGGCGCCTACGCTAACAAATGGCATAACGCACGCCCAGCAGGCGTACCGGGCGACGTAAGCCCGTGGCTGGAACACGCCGAGCGCATGGTGCCGGACCAGGCCGAGCGCGAACACGTGCTAAATGTGATGGCATTCAAGCGCCAATACCCGGCCCGCAAGATAAACCACGCGGTGCTGCACACTGGGGTGCCTGGGAGCGGTAAGGACACATTATGGGCGCCTTTCCTGTACTCGATTGGCGGCTCTAGCCTGCAAAACGTAGCCGTGGCCCGTGCCGAAGAGGTCGCAGGCGCCTGGGGCTATTCGTATGAATCCGAGGTCATCGTGCTGAATGAAATTCGGAACAAACGCGGCGAGGATCGCCGTGTGATGGAAAACAATTTAAAGCCCGTGATCGCGGCACCGCCTGAGTTGTTGCTAGTCAATAAGAAACAGATGCACCCGTACTATGTAATGAATCGGGTTTTCGTTCTGTCGTTCAGTAACGATCGCGCACCGATAACGATACCGGCGGATGATCGTCGCTGGTTCGTTATATGGTCCGAAGCGCCGCGCATGAGCGATTATGAGGCCCGCCAATTGTGGGGGTGGTATCAGGGTGGCGGGTTCGATGCTGTAGCCGCGTGGCTCGATCAGCGCGACGTGAGCGCCTTTAATCCTGGGGCCACTCCGCCGCTAACCGATGCCAAGATATCCATGATCGATTTGGGCATGAGTGGCGGAGAATTGTATTTGGCCGATATGGTGCGCGAGCGTCGGGGATTGTTCGCCCGTGGTGTGATCGGTTCCCCATGGTCCGATGTGATCGCAGAATTGTCGAAGGTATGCCAGGGACCGACACGGGAAATGGTTTTCGTGGCGCTTCGGGAAAGTGGCTGGAAAGACTTCGGCCGCGTACAGAGCCGCGAATTCAGTACACCCAAGCACGCCTGGGTGGCGCCTGAATATGCCAAGCGCCCGAAGACTGAAATACGCAACATGCTGGAAGCGCCCTACACACTGACTATTGTGAAATAAAAAGGGGGGCTTGCGCCCCCCGGTTAGTCATCGAACAGTACTGCGAACAGTACTGTGACCAGTACCGCGATCAAGAATCCAGCCATAAGTTAGCCCGTGCAGTGTCAATACAGCGCCCCAGATACGTAATCCAAAAGCGCCTGGTGCAGCGCGTCAAGTTTGGATAGCGTGGCCGAAGCCCCCAACGTTCGTGGAATTCAGTCACGCGCGCCCGTCCAGCGCTTTGCGTAATTCTTCAACAAACGGGGATAGTTGCGACACCGATAGCCCCTCATCCCACGCATATATAAACGCGCGGGCTGTGGTGCGAATCCAAACTTCCGGGCCTGGAGGGTGATCGTCCATCGAACGGAATAAGTCTTCTAATTCTGCAATTGTTGGGTTGTGTGGTTTTTCCATAAGTCACCAATAAACAGATAGTGGGTTGATGCGCCGTCTACAGTGCCAATTGGGGGCGGGCACGTGGCGCCAATCCCAGCCCCCCGCGAACCAGTAAGACAAGCGCCAAACGTGATCAGAGCGCATTGGCGGCCCCCCTCAGTCTGTAGCGTGCAAAGCGCTTACCGTTTCGGATAACGTTTTTACACTCAATATCCATGCCAGTCTGGCGCAAGTCTCGAATCCTGGCGGCTAGCCGTAAACAGCCAAATTCCTGAAGCGCTTCTAATGGCGTGATCGCGCGGCCCGCTAGTAACGCGGCCCGAATGGTTTCATTTTGTGACATCGTTCAATTCTCCCATTATCAGTCAGTGTAGAAGAAAACAAGCGCTTCGGATTCTCCCCGCTGGACGTAAGCGCCAAATGAATCGTGGTCACGCCTGGTCGCGATGATGTACTCGATCAGCGCCCTATCTGGCACATCCCGAGTGACTCGCAAATGATGTTCGTTTTTGCCATATCGCGGGCGCTTCCCCAAATACTCGATTGGGTTATCCATGGGTGCCCCCCTTGCGAATTTGGTACACGTAAGCGCCACATGTAACGACGATTTCCCCGTGTTCCAGCATCCAATCGAAATACCACCGGTCCACCGGATGAATATCGGTTAGCGCGTCATATTCGGTTATTTGGGGCGCTTCCCTGGTCGCGGACGTGTTCGCATTGTTTCGGACGTAATCGCCCGTGTAATGGACTACATAACGCATGGTTAGATTCTCCGATTAGGCGGCCACACGGGCCGGTGTGGTGTGGACAACGAAACCCGAAATGTCGCGACGCGCGCGCCCCTTAGCGGTAAGCGCCACAACGACGCCAGGCTGATCGAGAAAGCGCAAGTCCGTTTCGTCGCCATTGATGACTGGACGGCCCAGGAAATACTGGGGAATCGGTCCACGAAACACGGCCGCGAATGACACAGAAGCGCCGTAGTGCGTCACAGCCTTTGCCACTATCGATTGATAGGCGGCCCGATCAGAGTAAGAAAACGTCAAATGATAGTTTGGAATGTGCGAAACGCGTCGATTCGGGATTTTGGTGTAATCGTAGAATTGGACGCGCGGATATGCTGCAAATACGTTTGCATACTCGCGACTAGCCCGGACTACGGGCAACAATTCCCAACGGATATCAGAAGTGCCGTTTAAACGGATAGCGGGCTGTAAGCGCTTGCGTCGAGCCTTTGCCAGGAATGCATCAATTTCGGCGACCAATTGCGCCATAAAAGCGCCGTGATCGTTTAAATACAAATGCGTCCGCCGAAGTCTAGCCCGCTGGATAGCGTTATCAGGTAGCACAGCGCCAGAATCAGTCTGGAATGTTGCGTTACCGGCCGCCATGCCACCACGTCCGGCCGTGTTCAGGCACGTCGCGACGCATCCCGCCAGGTTAGCAGTAGGGCACAGATTGATACCGCTGGAATCGTGAGGCGCCAAATACAAAACGGCCGTCATATAGCCGCGTTTGGTGCCCTTGATCGTTTTCGGGTTAGCGTCGATGTTTAAGAGTTTCGTTTGCATGTTAGTTTGTCCTGATCGTTTTATTGTTTAGGCGAGTTTGGCGAGTAGGCTCGCGCGAATCGTTTCGGCCCGTTCCAGCGCTTCGGGTAACAAGTCATTCGCGATTTCTTGCAAATAGGCGTTATCGCCACCGGGGAAATTGCAATCGATTCCCCAAAGGCTAGCCGCATGCGAATCGAGCCTGAAACCGTCTACCGAAACACTTAAAACAATGCCAACAAATGACCAGTCGCCACGTTCCCAGGCTTTCATTTCGTCTGAACCGTAACAATCGAAATCAGTGGGGCGCATATCGTCATCAGGGACAATTCGGGCTGTGATCGTGTACGGGCCACAATTGACACTGACTGAGTCACCAGCGCAAACATATTTCGAAAAGGCTGGGAATTTGTTTTCAGTTTGCATGTTAGTTTTCTCCGTTTGTTTATTGTTTACGGGAAAATGACGTAATCGATCAGTGCTGCAATTCCGGCTAGCACAGTGCCAAGCACTAACAATTCAAAAGAGTCTAGAAGCACGCCAAACACGGCCACACCACAGCACGCAAGCACAGTGGCATTAAGTAGTTTTCGAAGTGTCATATGCATAATTTCCCTGTTAGTAGTTTGTTAGTAGCGTAGTAGTGAAAAGCACTAACCAAACGCTATTTCTGTAAACAATTGTTTTATAGCACAGCCTGAAAAGGGCTTGCAAGGGCTTTTTGTAGTAGTAACAGAAAATTTGTCAGTACTTGAAAGGCTGGAGACTACTAACAAGATAGAAGCCTAGAATCAAAGGCTTAGACCTGATGTTAGTAAAATAGAAGTCTACTTCTCAGTTTGTCGCCTTTCGTCATAGTGATATCAATTGGGGAAATGACGTGTTTTTTACTAACAATGCATAAAAGCACTGTGCTTGCATAAAACTCAGCGCTTGTGTTGCAAAAAAACCACATGTTGCAGTGACGCATCAGCACGCATCCATGTTGCATAAACGCAACGTGTTGCATCTACGCAACATCATGTAAACAATTCTCGTTCACATAACTACATGAGAATCGTTTGCATCCAGGCTTGTGGTACACGCACAACAATCCGTTGCAGCAAAACAACAGGGGGGGTAGGGCCGGAGCGTGACCGGTCACGATTACGAAGCGTCTACAAAAACTTTTTATTTTTTTTAATTTGTACACACATCATCCGTACATCCTTTACTTACCCCTTTCCCTAATAAACGATTGTTTGATATCCTTTACTTGCAACGTCTGACCAGATGCGCTGGTAGCGACCGAGAGGTAACTGAAGGAAAGGACTCCACCATCTAAGGCACTAAACGTTTAACGCTTCCGCCTCGGCACACAGTCTCGACGGACGTTCGAGATCGCGGCCTCCCGGCAGGATCATCCTGCACGTTGCAACTGTTTTCTTTTCGCCAAACCTTCTGTTACATTCCCCGCATGGCACTACGAATGACGGAGCAAGAGTGGTCGCAGTTTGCTGCCACTGCCTTGGTATGCCGTTCCTGCTTCTGGTCTGCTGAAGTGACGCGTCCGCAAAACAAGATTTGGTGCGCTCACCGTGTCGTTCACGGCTGGGTCACCGATAAACCTCGATGCGACGGGATTACCTTTAAGTACGAGGCTAAAGATGGAGACGTTTAGGTCTATCCCTTTTAAGCCTCGGGAACTAAAAGCCTCTCAGGAGGTTTTGGATAAGATTTACGAGGCTGCCAAACTTGGGCTGAAGGGTGACGCCCTAGCCTTTGCTGCGGACATGCTGCCGATGGAGTACCGTAGGCTCTGCCAGATGGATGGGGCTGCGGCTATCGCGGAGGCTAAAGGTCGTGCTGATAGTGAATTTGAGGCGGCCAACCAGTTGCGCGTGGCGGCTCTTGGTGGCGATAGCAAGGCAGCACTTGCTCTCTTGCAGCACGTGCATGGGTGGGTCGCTAAGACCCAGGTGCAGGTCGATGTTAAATCGCAGATCAGTATCATCGCGGCACTGCAAGAGGCGGAATCCCGCGTTATTCAGGGAAGAGTGGTGTCGGATACACCGCCTGCACTAGATGCTACAATTGACGAAGCCCCGAACCGTTCCAGCGGATCGAGGCTTCTGACCAACCAACCTGTAAGAGAGGCTGATTATGGCTACGAAGATTCTAACGCAAGAGACCCTGAAAGAGTTGCTGCACTATGATCCGGCAACCGGCGTCTTTACTAATAAAGTTACCCGCAACCCTAGAGCCAAGATTGGCGACCTTGCCGGGTACGTTAACCCGTTGGGTTACGTTGTGATTCAGGTTAGCGGCCAAAAGCACCACGCGCACCGTTTAGCATGGCTATACGTGCATGGGGTTTGGCCTACCAATCAAATTGACCATATCAACCGCAACCGCAGCGACAATCGCATAAGCAATCTGCGAGACGTGACTGCCTCGGAAAACCGGCACAACTGCGTTGATAGCGGACGCAACACCACTGGCGTTCGTAACGTCGTGTGGCATAAACGCAACCAGAAGTGGCAGGCTCAGATTATGGTAAACAACAAGTACAAGTATCTTGGTTTGTTTGCCGACCTAGAACTTGCCAAACAAGCAGCAGAAAATGCCGTTAAATTGTTGCATCCAACGCGGGTAGTCTGACGTGCAGTTACCAGTCTATTCGGCAGAACATGAAGAGTTGCTGATGAGCAAACTCTGGTCGCCTTCTATCAAGGACGACCCGGAAGCCTTCGTGTTGCTCGTGTTCCCGTGGCAGAAAAAGAACACGCCCCTTGAGCATTTCCAAGGTCCGCGTAAGTGGCAGCGTGAAGTGCTGCGCCAAGTAGCCGCGCACATGAAAAAGAACAAGGAAGCCACCGCCTACGAAGTCCTGCGTATGGCTACCGCTTCCGGTCGCGGTATCGGTAAGTCGGCGCTCGTCTCGTGGCTAATCCTTTGGATGCTGACGACTAGGATTGGTTCGACGACCATTGTGTCGGCTAACTCGGAAGCGCAGTTGCGCTCGATCACATGGGCCGAAATTACTAAGTGGGCAGCGCTCCTGATCAACTCGCATTGGTTTGAGATCAGCGCAACCCGCGTGATGCCCGCTAAATGGATTGCTGAACTCGTTGAACGCGACCTAAAGAAAGGCACCCGTTACTGGTCTGTCGAAGGTCGTCTCTGGTCAGAAGAAAACCCCGACTCGTATGCCGGTGTCCACAACCACGACGGTGTGATGGTCATCTTCGACGAAGCCTCGGGTATCCCTGACCCTATCTGGTCTGTGACCGCAGGCTTCTTTACTGAGAACACGCCAAACCGTTTCTGGTTTGCGTTTAGCAACCCACGACGGAATGAGGGCTATTTCTATGAGTGCTTCAACGCGAAAAGGAATTTCTGGACGACGCAAAGCATCGACGCCCGGCAAGTCGAAGACACCGACAAAGCGGTCTACGAACAAATCATCGAAGAGTACGGCTCGGACTCCCCGCAAGCCCGAATCGAAGTGTATGGACAATTCCCCGCCGATGGAGACGACCAGTTCATCCCTCCAAGCCTGGTGGACGAAGCGGCGAGCCGCCCTAAGTACAAGGATGAAACTGCTCCGATTGTACTGGGCGTTGATCCGGCTAGAAGTGGCAATGATTCCACGGTCATTGTCGCGCGCCAAGGACGCGATATTGTCGCGATTAAGAGATATAAAGGCGAAGATACAATGGAGATTGTCGGGCGAGTAATCGACGCAATCGAAGAGTTCCGCCCAGCGCTCGTTGTCCTTGACGAAGGCGGCCTCGGCTACGGCATCTTGGATCGCTTGAAAGAACAGCGGTACAAGGTGCGTGGCGTCAACTTTGGCTGGAAGTCGTCAAAGCCTGCGATGTGGCAGAACAAGCGTGCCGAGATGTGGGGTGATATGCGCCAGTGGTTGCGTACCGCCTCTATTCCGAACGAACGATTACTGAAGTCCGACCTCTGTAGCCCGCAGTACAAGACCAACTCCTCGGGTGCCATCGCCCTAGAAGCCAAGAAAGACATGAAGGCTAGAGGCTTGGCCTCCCCTGACGCAGCAGATGCTTTAGCGGTTACTTTCGCGTACCCTGTTGCAAGTCGGGAGTCAAGAGTTAAAATCGAGCGTAGGTTTTCAGGACGCAACGAGATGCTCTCGTCGTGGATGGGTGCTTGAGTGGCTAAGAAGTCCGTATCGCTCTCCGTTGGTCGCGGCGAAAAGCAGTCCGTTTCCAAGGGCGCTGGACTTACCGCCAAGGGTCGAGCGAAGTACAACCGTGCTACGGGCAGCAAACTGAAGGCTCCTGCCCCTAGCCCTAAGACTAAAGCAGACGCAGGACGTAAAAAGTCGTTCTGTGCGCGTATGAAAGGCGTTGTTGCCAAGGCCAAAGGCCCAGCAGAGCGCGCAAAGGCATCACTGCGACGATGGAAATGCAACTAATGGCTGCTAAAAAGGGCTTGTACGCCAACATTCACGCTAAACGGGAGCGTATTGCTGCCGGTTCTGGCGAAAAAATGCGAAAAGTGGGTGCCAAAGGCGCTCCGACTGCTAAAGCGTTCCGTCAATCGGCCAAAACGGCCAAAAAGAGGAAATAAACATGAAGTACGGCCCTGTAGGCGTGTCACCCGGTGCCACAATTGGCGACATGATCACCAATTCTCGTATGCAGAAGCCCCGTGCGCCTGCTCCCCGCGCTCCGCGCCGGGTAAACGAGGAAATGATCCGCACAACGGTTGCATTTCGCCCGACCCCGGTCGTTAAGCCGCGTGGACGGATGGGCTAATGCCCTTAGTCAAGTCCGCCAGTAAGGGCGCCTTCCGTAAGAACATCAAGGCGGAAATGAAGGCTGGCAAGCCGCAGAAGCAGGCCGTTGCCATCGCCTATTCCGTTAAGCGCCGCGCTGCGGCCAAGGGTAAGAAGGGCAAGTAATGGCTAAAGACCCGACAGGGATGAAGGGAGCGGCTCAGGTCGCTAATACGCCGCAGTCCCGCCGTGGACGCGATGCGGGAGACATCCTCTCGCAAGCGCGTACCCGTATGCAGTTGTCCCTGACGGCGTATAGCGAGTCCCGCGACAGCGAACTCGATGACCTGCGCTTTATGGCAGGCTCGCCGGACAACCGCTGGCAGTGGCCGCAAGAAGTGCTGGCTACCCGTGGCGCAGTGCAGGGCCAGACGATCAATGCGCGTCCCTGCCTGACCATCAACAAACTGCCGCAGCACGTTCGTCAAGTCACTAACGACCAGCGTCAGAACCGCCCCTCGGGTAAGGTCATCCCGGTTGATGACCAAGCCGATATTGAAGTCGCAGAAGTATTTGACGGCATCGTTCGGCATATTGAATACATCTCGGACGCCGATGTTGCTTACGACACCGCCTGTGAGAACCAGGTGACGTATGGCGAAGGCTATATCCGCATCCTGACGGAATACTGCGACGACAATACGTTCGACCAAGACATTCGTATCGGACGTGTGCGAAACTCATTCTCGGTCTATATGGACCCTCACATCCAAGACCCCTGTGGGTCGGATGCCGAGTGGTGTTTCATTACTGAGGACATGCCCCGTGAGGAGTTTGAGCGTCATTTTCCTGACGCCGAGCCAATCTCGTCGATCCAGCAGCGTGGTACTGGTGACGAGAATCTGGCGCAATGGATTACGGATAACTCCGTTCGGATCGCGGAATACTTCTACGCTTACTACGAAAAAGCGAAGTTAAACCTCTATCCGGGGAACCAAACGGCGTTTGCCGGGTCACCCGAAGCCAAGCAGTTGGAAATGATGGGCTTGCAGGCTGTTCGCAGCCGCGAAGTCGATATTCGCAAGATTAAGTGGATTAAGACCAACGGCTACGAGATTCTGGAAGAGCAAGAGTGGCCGGGTAAGTGGATTCCGGTTATTCGCGTAGTCGGTAACGAATACGAAGTGGAAGGCCGTATCTATATCAGCGGCCTCGTGCGTAACGCTAAAGACGCGCAGCGCATGTACAACTACTGGGTATCCCAAGAGGCGGAAATGCTCGCCTTGGCCCCCAAAGCGCCGTTTATCGGCTATGGCGGGCAGTTTGAGGGGTACGAGCATCAATGGAAGACGGCTAACACCCAGAACTGGCCGTACCTTGAGGTCAATCCTGACGTAACTGACGGCGCTGGCGCAGCAATGCCGTTGCCGCAACGTGCTGCTCCGCCCCTTGCTCAAACGGGGCTTATTCAGGCTAAGATGGGCGCGTCGGACGATATTAAGTCCACGACGGGCTACTATGACTCTAGCCTGGGCGCCACGTCTAACGAGCGGTCGGGTAGAGCCATTCTGGCGCGTGAACGTCAGGGCGATACGGGGTCATATCACTACGTCGATAACCTTGCCCGCGCTATCCGCTACGTCACGCGTCAACTCGTGGACTTGATTCCGAAGATTTACGATACCCAGCGTATCGCCCGAATCGTCGGCATCGACGGTGAGACGGGTACGGTGCGGATCGACCCGATGCAGCAAGAGCCTGTCCGCAAGATCGTGGATCAGGCTGGCATTGTCATCGAGAAAATCTACAACCCGTCTGTCGGTAAATACGACGTAGCGGTAACGACTGGCCCGTCCTACCTGACCAAGCGTCAGGAAGCGATGGAGGCCATGTCGCAAATCCTGCAAGCCAACCCGAACCTCTGGCAGGTGGCTGGCGACTTGTTCGTTAAGAACATGGATTGGCCGGGCGCCCAAGAGATTGCTAAGCGTCTGGCTAAGACGATTGACCCCAAACTCCTTGCTGACCCGGATGAAGACCCGGCGTTGCAGGCTGCTAACCAGCAGATCGAGGTCATGGGTCAAGAAATGCAAATGATGCAGGAAATGCTCCAGCGCGTCGGTCAGTCGATGGAAGCAACCGAACTGCGTATCAAGGAGCAGGAAGCCTCGATTAAGGCCTATGACGCCGAAACCAAGCGCATCAGCGCCGTTCAGGCGGGCATGTCCGAAGAACAGATTCAGGACATCGTCATGGGTACTATTTCAGGTATGATGTCAAGCGCAGATTTAATGCCTATGGAAGTTCCACGTGAAACTCCTGACATGGGCGAGGGAATGGTATGAAACCGGCTGATTTTGTAGGCATGTTGTTCCTAGCGCGGGATGT